ATTGGGAGCCAGGCGTCAACCCAAACGACGACAAAGCCACTAGAGAAATCGAGATACCCCTACCAGTTTTCTTGCAAGCCTGGGGCGACAATCACTTGTCAGGCAATGAGCACAGCGATAACGCAATAATTGCTTTCAATGTCCCCGACCATTTCAAAGCCGATGGCGACTAGGGAGGCAATCCGATTTGCCTATACATCGCAGAAAAAAGCATCATACCGTGTACGCGCGGGAGATTTTGCAAGAGTTTTTTAGCACAGAAGAACTCAAAACTCTTTGCGCCGACATTGGCATAAGGTATGATGCATTGCCCACTAACGGCAAGCCAACGACGGCAAGAGAACTTGTTTCATATTGCTTTCGCCATGGCTTGCTTTCTTCTCTCTACTCCGCAATGATAACTGCAAGACTGCCAACGATCCCCGGCCAATCAGAATTGCCGTGGATAGTCGATTTTCAGGAATTTTTGCTCAACCTCGCTGGCGATACCCAACCAATCCGACCCGAAAGGTCCGATTTGGACCATAATGGCGATTCCGGTCCCCTCAAAGTCGATTACAAGTTACTAGTCAAGATTGCAACAGAACTTGCCGGGCTGCGTTCGTCTATTGTGTTCATTAGGTTACAAATCATATTGCTATATATCGCTTTTGGCGTTTTTTTGGTTGCACTGAGTTTTGTTGCATCAAGAGTTTTTTGGTGAAAGGAATCTTACAATGACACCAGCAAAGAATTTCACAGAGCAAATCGCGCACACGCTTTCAAGGATTACTGGCGTAGTATCCGGGGGTGGCAATAAGGATTGCGACGACGCCGATTCACTTGACATTGGATTGACAGATAGCGAGCAAGCTCTATTGGCTAGAGCAACCGGCCTGTCAATCCAAAATGCAAAAGTCTCGGAGAGGCGGCGTCAACAGGAATTGATTTTCGCGGGCGATTTTGTGGCTTTCGCTTGCGTGGCCGATCAACACTTGGGGAGCCCCGCAACCGACGTTGCAGCCGTTTTTGAAGACGCCGCATGGATAGCTGAAACTCCCGGCGTCTTTGCATTCCAGGTTGGCGACTTGATTGATAATTTCATTAATCCCCACCTATTGCGCAAGCAATTTGAATCGCAATTCACAATCCCCGAAGAATGGAAACTTGCAAAGGTGTTTCTCAAGCTCATAGGTCAAAAGCTTGCAATCTCAGTCGCTGGCAACCATGAAAATTGGCTTTTAAGCTTGGGCGGAATTGACTTCTTTCAAGAAATCTTGCTGTCTGACAAAACGCTCCATGACGCATACGAAGTTGCGGCGGTCGTCAAATTGTACAAAGACCGTAATTCCGCAACCTCTTTTGAACTTCCAATCTGTGCCCGTCACTCGTGGCGTGCTTTCGGTTCATCGCAATGGAACCCGACACACGCCATAGAAAAAGCAACGAAATTCGGCGGGCGCTTTTTGGTGGGCATTGGAGCTCATACTCATCTAGGCGGTCTTGCAAGAGACTTTACTTCCCATGGCGAAAAGGGCATTGCTATTCGCTGTGGCACTTACCAGCGCGATGGCACTTATGCCCGTTCACTTGGCTACACCGCACAGAGCTCTATGCCGGACGACTGCCAAATTGTAGTGCTATTTGTCTTGGCCGATGGCGGTTATTTTGCCGTCGCCGGTCGGGATACCGCTAACTCCATCTTGCAATCATTTTTGTCGTCGGGGCTGGTCCCCGCAAAGTACCTCATAGACGTTCTACAGGAGGGTTGACCATGAAATTGCTAGATTTATTTTGCGGTGCTGGTGGGGCCGCAATGGGATACTACAATGCCGGATTTGACGTCATAGTTGGTGTAGACTGCAAACCGCAAAAGAATTACCCGTTTGAATTCGTCCAGGCGGATGTGTTTGACTATCTCGATTGCAATAGCGCCAGTCGATTCGATTTAATTCATGCAAGTCCACCATGCCAGGGCTACAGTGTCACTTGTGGTCTATCGAGCGGCGAGCACCCAAAATTGATACCACAGGTCAGGGAACGCCTCATTGCAATTGGCGGGCCATATGTAATCGAAAATGTTCCCGGGGCTCCGCTTATTAATCCAATTATGCTATGCGGTACAATGTTTGGACTGCGCGTCATTCGACATCGACTATTCGAGACGGTGCCTACAATATTCTTTGCGCCAGCGACATGCAACCATTGGGGCAAATCCACAAGCAGTGCGCGAAGCAGTATGCGCAGGTCGGCGCAATCTGGATTGCGGAGGGGGGTGGCGTCACTTTCTGACGGCTATGCTTTTGTCACGGTCTTCGGACACGATTTTTTGGTCGATGATGCCAAGCTCGCAATGGGTATTGACTGGATGACGCAACGCGAGTTGGCGCAAGCCATACCACCGGCTTACACAAATTGGCTTGGGAAAAAGATTTTATCGCTCATTAAGGAGAAAGAAAATGTCAAATTTTAATGCACTCGGAGATTTCATCGCCAAGAGAGTTTGGCGCATTCTCACGTGCGTCGTCGTCATTGCCATTGCAATCGGCTATGTCATCGGGAAACTCGTATAGGACAAATGAGATAAATCGGACCATAATACTCCGAATTGACTTGCCTGGCGTCACCATGGCGTCACCGCGAGTCAACTTGACATAATATCGCTGCAATGCCACTTGATAATATACATCAAATCTGCTATAATGATGTCATGGACGCCAAGCGGGGAGATTACGCTAAATAAGGTCCGAATAGTCCGAATTAAATCGGACTAAAACAATCCGAAATGTCTTTTTTATCATACGATGTAACCCCTATGAATGTGTAGGCAAAACACAATGCCAAGAGGAAACGCTCATACAGAAGACGAAATTGCAGAAATGATACCGGGCACAGGCGGGCTTGTAAGGGAGCTTGCAGAGCGGCTTGGATGCGCGTGGAGCACCGCAAAAAGTTATGTGGACGGCTCTCCCCGCCTGCAAGTTCTAATGCACCAGGAGTCTACAAGAATTATTGAGATAGCCGAGTCACATATCATAGAGGCTATCAAGGCGGGCGACATTGCATTATGCAAGTGGTATCTCCGCATGAAGGGGCAAGAAAAAGGTTACTCGATGACAACAAGCATTGATGTGACAAAGCGCCACGAAATCACGGTTTTTAACGTGGCCGGGCTCTCAATTCCCGATGCGGCGCAGATTGCAGACAGCGATGTTATTGACGCGGAGATTACAAGCGAGATTGCCGACCGGATTCCGGCAAATGCCACCGACTGACGCCACAGAGCCCACAAAGCTCTTTGCACCATTCTCTCGCAAGGGTTATTACAATGGCTAGATTCCAGCTCAACGCGAATTGCAGCCCCGACGACGCGGATTTCACGTTCTATGGCAATAACAGGAAATTTGCGCAATATTACGGGCATGAAGCAATTATTGTCGGGCCAGCCGAAACCGGCAAAACCATTAGCAATCTCTGGAAAATGCACATGGTTGCGATGTCCTACCCAGGTGCATCAATAGTTCTTGCGCGCCAAACATTGAACAGTGTATACAGCACGGTTCTCGCAAGCTTTATTGACAACGTTCTTGGCCCGAATGAAAGCAAGTGGCCTTGCGAGCGTTATGGTGGTAACAAGCCAGAATGGTTTAAGTATTACAACGGCACTACACTTTGGATTGTCGGCATGGATAAGCCAAGCAAGCAACTTAGCGCCGAGCACGACTATGTTTATTGCAATCAGGTCGAGGAATTCAGCAAGGATGGTTGGGAAATTTGGCTCACGCGTACAACTGGACGTGCTGGGCATATTCCTTTCCCGCAATGCCTGGGAGATTGCAACCCGACCTATCCGACGCATTGGATTTATGCAAGGCCAAGCTGCAAGATATTTCGCAGCACCCACCGTGATAACCCAATGCTATTTGACCAGGAGACTGGCGAGATGACCCCGCAAGGGCAACGAACCTTGCAGATTCTCTCCGGCTTGACTGGCGTGCGCCGCAAGAGACTTTACGAGGGCATAGACGCAATGCCCGAAGGAATTGTCTATGAGGCTTACGACCCGGACGCTCATATGCTAGACAGATTGCCGCTGCTCATCACAAGATACGTTGCAGCAATAGACTTTGGTTACACCGCCCCAGGCGTGCTACAAATATGGGGAATAACGGCAACCGGCGCAATGATTCTTGTGCGTGAGTTTTACCAAACAAAGCGACTTCTCGAATGGTGGGTCGCAAAATGCCTTGCTGCAATGGCGGCCTACAATATCGAGGCAATAATCTGTGACCCCAGTAGGCCAGATTACATTGACAAATTAAAGGCCGCTGGCATTCCGGCTTACCCCGGTTTTAATTCCATCGCAATTGGCATTGACGCAGTTATTACACGTTTCAAAGACAGCCGCCTGCTTTTTTACAGGTCGTCTTGCGATACCCCCGACGCAAGGCTCATTGTAGACCACAAGGCATACCGCACCGTCGATGAACTGCCCATCTACACGTGGGATAGGCAATCCGGCTTGCCCATAGACGCCAATAATCATGGCATGGATGCGATGCGGTATGCAGTCTGTTATGTCGATGATGTGAGAGCAAGCCAAGTTGTACGGCGCGTGAATGTTTTCAGGAAACATCGCGACAAAAAAACTCGCGAGCGCCAAGAGGTCGCGCAAAAGATCGTGGCTGCCGGCCAGCAAGCTCGCTTGCGCTCACTACACTGAAAGGCAAATCATTATGACAACTGTCCCTGCAACTACACCGGAGCAATCCGACTGCCAGCACAATGGGGTTTGCAGTCAGGGCGACACGACGGCTTGCGGCACTCTGTTTACAAGCGCATTTGCAAAAGGAACTATGGGCGGCATGCAATCTGAATTGTGGGCGCGGCATACTCATTCCCGCTTGAATTGGCAATACACTATGGATGTGTACGGCCTGCATGCGCCAATGAATGCATGGGCTATGCCCCCCGCGCGCAAGCTTGATTGCAGTCAACCGACAACTAATATTGCGCGTGGGCTTCTGATCGCAGCAAAGCTCGTTGCGCGGCGGCAGCAGACAGCCACAAGGTCCGTTGCGCCCCGACTCTTATCAGCGGCAAGGGTTGTCGCAATGGCCCTGGCGCGTCTCCACAATACTGTATGCAAAGGAGTAACCAATGTCAACAAATCGTGATGCAGCTAACAGGCGAGCTCGCAGCAATCTTCGTGGCAAGGGACGTTATCTGGGACAACGCGGATTGCGCGGGCGAGCGCGGTCCACCGAACCGGGATTTTATACTTTTCCTGGCAACTCCCCTGGCGGCTCCCCAGGCCAAGGCAATCTTTCTGGCATGCAAGCTATAACAAATTTCGTTGCAAATGCCAGCTACGGCGAGCTTGTTAGAATGCGGAGAGCCCTTGCAACAGACCTTGGCATGAAGGCTTTCCAGGGCCAGAGAGATTACAATAAGATTTTGGGGTATCCCGGTTCACCAGTGTTCAATGACTATAAAGCGATGTACGACCGTGGCGGCATTGCAGCAAGAATTGTAAACGTGCCCGCTGACGATGCATGGCGGCACAGGCCGGTCATTGAGGATGGCGGCAAGACCGACACGGCTTTTTGCAATGAGCTTGATGCATTGGAGATGCGGCTACACTTGTATAGTGCAATGCATCGTGCCGACCGACTTTCAGGGATTGGCCGCTTCGGAATTTTGCTGATTGGCGTCAGGGGCACAGGAAATCTTGCAACGCCGCTAATGAATCGAGCTTGCAGCAGCCAGCAAGATATATTGTATTTCAGGCCGCTTTCGGAGGCAAGTGTTGAGGTCAATTCTGTTGGCGGTGATTCGTCATCTCCGCGATTTGGATTGCCGATAACCTATGGTGTCAAATTCGATGGCGGTTCATCTGTGGACGTGCATCATAGTAGGGTAATCCACATTGCAGAGAATCTTGGGGATTCCCTTATTTATGGTACACCCAGGCTGAAGCGACCGCTAAACAGATTGCATGACCTTGTTAAACTTGTAGGCGGGAGTGCGGAAGCGACGTGGTTACTCATGCGCAAGGGCTTTTTGTTGACGAACCAACCCGGTTATGCAATCCCCATGGACGCAGATTCCGTTGACGCGCGTGAGGCGGAAATCGAAGAATTCCGTCACGGCCTGTTGCGGTTTCTTATGCTAGAAGGAGTGCAAGCTACAGAGCTTGGCTCAGAGACAGTTGACCCGTCGCCACTTTTCAATGTCGTTGTAGCTTGTCTTGCAGCAGCCGCAAATATGCCACAAAGAATTTTGGTGGGCTCGGCGCAAGGCGAATTGGCAGCGGCGTCTGTGGATTTAGAACAATGGGCGGGGACAATTTCATCCCGCCAAACAAACCACGTTGAGCCAATTATCTTGCGCCCAGTGATTGAGCGTCTACAAAACTTGGGCGCATTGCCATTTGCTGATTACAAGGTAAAATGGCCCCCGCTGTTTGAGCTAAACGAATTGCAGCAGGCTCGTGTGATTGCAACAAGGGCTTCTGCCGTGCAGCGCCTTGGAATGCAGCAGGGGTTGCAATTGCCGCTATCGGTTCCTGAGCAACGCCAATTGCTTGCAAGCTTTCTTGAGATTGATGTGTCAGAAGTCCCTGAATGGCCTGAGCAAACTCCAATGCCGCCTGTGTTGCAATCTGCATTGCGGGATGTTTTTGATATTCCGTTGTACACTGACGATGAAACCACAATCCACAATGAAGACTTGCAATGCCCTTTGTGTTTTGAATTTGGCGCGACAGTTTATATTGACCATGGCGGACTCGCAGTTTGCGACTCTTGCAAACAGACCTTTGACCCATCAATAGAATCTGCATAGGGGAATCGCAATGAAAATTGTAACGGGAAAACCTAAGCGACACCGATATCTCGCTTTCGCAATTTTGTGTGTTGTCAGATTGGTTGCATTCGCAATTGCAATCGTCGGCGGTTCAATCTTGATTGCGCATTGGGTAACTACATTCATACGAGGATTGTCACAATGCCGGTGAAAGAATGCACAAAAGATGGCAAGCCGGGCTACAAGTGGGGCGACAAAGGATTTTGTTATACATACGTCCTTGGCAATGAAAAATCACGTAGGGCCGCGATTGCAAGGGCCATTGCACAAGGCCGGGCAATAGGCTACAGTCTTGTTGGCTTTGCGAGCGAGATTGCAAAGTTTCCTGGCAAGCAAGATGGCCCGGAGGCGAAAGAGCGGCGACGTACTATGCGAAAGTCGGTCAAGGCAATTTCTGGTGTATCTATAGCAATCTTTGCAGATGGCCTTGACCGACTTTCGCAAGTTCCCAAGGAAATTTGGGATGCCACAGCAGACAATGATGCGGAAATAGTCGCATTGTCATCATTACATCATACGACGCAAAATGACAATACACCTTGCATAAACAAGCGTCATTGGCAAGAGCTAATAAAGGACGCTCCAGCAGTGTGCACCCTAGTTCATGAAATGACGCGGCTTGCACTCGACGTTGACATGCTTGATATGTCCGCAACCCTCTTTGCCTCAGCGCGTCGTGCATTCGAGAGCGAGCTTGCAATTCTTGCTGCAAAAGTGGGATGCAAGGCCGCCGTACCGCGACTCTCAAACTCTGCAATTTTGGATGCAATCAAGGTTGAATGTGATTCTAGCGCACAATCTTTTGTAGAAACTTTCAACGACGATTTGATGTATGCGATTCTTGCAATTCGTACTGAAACCCCGACTGCCAACCGCAATGTTTACACATATCGGCTAAAAGTTTGGTCCAGCAAAAGAAGTGCATGGAAAACCCCACAGCTTGCATTATTTATTGAAACATTCGCAAGATCGCTTGCGGCATCAGAGTTTTACAATCGCAATGGTAAGCCAATGGGCTTTGCCAAGCTATACCCCCGGTCTGCAAAATGTCCTGTGTGTCAAGGTTGGATTAATCGCGGCTCAGTCCCGGTGCAAATTGCCTTGCGAAATCCCGGCCCATTTCATCCCAATTGTCCGCATCTTTGGGACATATCACTTGGCAAGTTTGGCAACGACGAATGTCAAAACCTATGGCTCGGTAGTTGACATATTTCAAGAAAGATGGTAAAATACTATTGCGGTTTATTCCGTCAATACACATTCTATTGCAGCGGATATTTCTATGGGAGAACAGTTTAGGGCAAACGCCAGTGCAATGTTTGTTGTTAATGCAGACAGCCCAACGAAACGGACATTGAGCGGACGCGATTTTGTATCCTATCCCGCAACACTTCTTGCCGCAAGGGCGGACCTCAACGGCGAGAAAATCTCGCAAGAAGAATTGTCGTGGCATTATGCCGCATGGAATGGGACAATTGTTCTTGCGGGCAACGACCACCCCCGCGATGATGCTAGCTTTCCTCTCTCCGCAAATACCCCTGAAATTTGGGAAGAAAGCGCAATCGGCTATGTCTTCTCGTCTAGCATATCGAAAGACGGCGGCGAGTTGCAAGCCGAGTTGTGGGTTGACATTGGCAAGGCAAAGTCAATTCCTGACGGACAGCGGTTTCTATCCGCAATGGCTGTTGGCGGAACGTTGCCCGTCAGCACAGGTTATTGGTGCGATATCCGTCGCGTCAATGGCACAAATTGGCAAGAGAATTTGAAGCCCGATCACGTGCTAGCTATATTGCAGGGCGATGGGGCTTGTTCATTGGAAGATGGGTGTGGCGTTCGTGGTCAGAGCGCACAACCCGGATTGCAGACTAACAAGAAAAGGAGCAAAACCATGAATATTGACATAAAAGCCCTGGCGGAAAAGTTGGGTGTAGAACCTGGCGCACTTGACGGCGTGAGCGATGAGGTTATTGCAGCCGTTGATGCCGTCGTCAACGAAGATTGCGATGATGGCGATGGCGATGGCGACAATGCGGGTTGCGATTGCGCGACGACCGACAGCGCAGATGGCGCTGACGTGGTTGCCACAAACGCAACAAATGCTTTTGACGTTGATGCCGTGATTACAGCGGCAATTGACAAAGCTCTCAGCGCCCCGGCGATTGCAGATGCATTGGGTTTTGTGGCCGGGCAGCGTGAGGCATTGTCGGCATACATTGCGGCGAACTCGGACTACGAGCAAGGAGACTTGCAAGTAAAGTCGATTGCTTATTGGCAGGTGATGGCAAAGAGGTATGGCATGTCCGATTATTCTGGCCTAGCGCCCATCGAGGACAATTCCGATGGCGACGGCGAGCCGCGTGTGCAAATCCCGATGCCGTCTTTGCTGTAGTAGTTTTATCGGCGCAACTTTCATTGAGAACTAAGGAGTAGATAACATGGCTAGTAGCACTCCCAAAACAATCGTTATCAAGCACAATCCCGGTGGCCCGAATATACATTCTGCATTGGCTGATGCGGCGCTGACGCCAGGCGAATTGCTAAAAGTGACTGCAACCGGCTTTGCGGCACACAACGCTGGCAGTGAGTTTGCCGTGCCCCTTTTCGCTGTTGAAAACCCATGGGATGACGGTGGAGCGTCGGCGGCTGCAATTGATGTTGACTACGCAAGCAGCGATACAGCCCAGGCTGTATTGGCCCAACGTGGCGAACAAGTATATGCATGGCTTGCCGCTGGCGAAAATGCAAGCGTTTTTGAGGCATTGGTTTCTGCGGGAACCGCCAGCCCCGGCGATCTGGCTTGCATTGGAAGCGGAACGCCCACCCTGGCGAATGCAAATTGCATTGTTGGCTATGCCGCCGAGGCCAAGAACAATAGCAGCGGAACCGTTCGCGTGCGCGTCAAGGTTACCGTGGCCTAGCGCTGCCGCAATGTTTCTTGCATGGCAATATAAAAAGGAGAACAACACATGACCCCACAAGTTGACGTTAGAAATCTCAGTAGCATGCGACATTTCGGCTACAGGCCGCTTGTTTCCTTGACGACCGATCAGCAGCAAGAATTGCGGACGCTCCGGCGCAATGGCGAAACGGAAGATGCGCGCAGCCTTTTGGTGGACAACATGGAAATCACCGACGATGGCTTTGCAATTCTGTCGCGTAATAATGGCCTCGTCGTGCAATCTCTCTTGCGCAAGGATGAATGGGAAATGCTTGATGCGGCGGTCGTGGAGGCGGCGCAAACTCGATTGAATGTAATCGAGACTGCGCGCCAGCATGGACTTATCAAGCCCATTGGCAGCTTGGGCGTTTTGGTTGCACAGTACAACAAGGTGTCAGCAATGACTGCTGCAAGCGTCTCGATGTCCGGCAGGGACCAGAGCGACGCAGATCGCGTTGACTACAATCTCGCTGGCGTGCCCATCCCGGTAATCTCAAAGGGTTTTGATATCGGCGTTCGTGAGCTAGAATCGGCCCGAATGGGCGGCATTGCACTAGATGATGCGCATGTTAGGGCCGCAACAAGAGTTGTTGCCGAGAAGATGGAATCAATCGCGATTGACGGCGAGAGCTCCATTGTTTTGAATGGGGCGGCTGTATACGGCCTGTCAAATTTCACTGACGCGAACACCGGCAGTTGCAGCGACTTTGGCACTGAGGGCCAGGCGTTTTCTAGCTTCCTTGCAATCAAGGCTGAATTGGAGGCCGCAGGATACTATGGACCTTACGCCGCGTGGGTTTAC